TTCATTAAGTTCAGAAAGTCTAAATGTAATCATCTTGTCCCAAGGAGTATGACTATCCATTAGAACTGCTGCTTTCTTGCCTTGTATTCTCTGCACACATCCAACATACCCTCTGTATATTGAATTTTCATCAGTAACTTTAACTGTAGATCCTGGTAAAATCATTTTTTAAACACTCCTAATTTTGTCAAAAGATAAACTGATAATACTGTCCAGAAGACAACTTCTAATCCTATGTTATTCATCGTCGTATATTCCGTAAGGTGTTAAATCGTATTTAACTTTTTCTATACCAGGTTGTTCCCTTGATATGGGAGAACCTACTTTTTCTTGTAATGCCTTAAGTTTTTTTGCACCTTGTCCTTGGTCATAAGGAATTGGTGCATTATGCAAACAAACTCGAATGATTTGCATTTCTTCTGCACTGAAAAAAACTTCTTGTTGCATTACTCAAATGTAGAATCTGGTTCTAATGCTATGTAGTATTTTAGATTAAAGTTTGTGTTAGTAAATTTAGATAAAAGTTTTGATGATACAACTACATTATAAGCACCAGGTATAATTTTAATATTTTCTACTTTAAAATTAAAAGTAAAGTTCTTATCTGTTTCTCCAACTACAACAGCAAACTCATTTGAAGTATCATTCTTCTTATCACGAACAACAAGTTTAACAACACCTGCTTCTCCAACTGCTGATAAATCTGGTAGTTGATATACTGCTGCTGCCTTGAGTAATTTATCAAGTGCCATACTATCTAATTGAAAGCAAACATCCTGTGATGGTAAAGTAATTTCTTTTTCTGGTGGTGCAACAATTACTTGTGGATCTGCGAAAAAATATTTTACTCTTCTCTTTCCTTCACGAATAGTTAGATATGATTCTTCACTAAAATCTAAATCAGGATCTTGATGTAAACTCAATCCATTTAAGAATTGATTCAAATCATATATTCCAAATTGACGTGGAAAATCTTCATCTATTTCTGCTTCGGCAAGAATATTCTTTGCTACTGAAATTGTGCGAAGTTGGTTTCCTTCTTTTACAAGAATTGAATTGTTAATACCCGCAAAGTTCTTGAGGATACCTAATGTGTTATCACATAAATTCATGGTCATTATTTTTTAAATTAAGGCATTTGGTCAAAGTTTCCAGATGGCATTGAAGGTTCTCCATAATGTCCATCGAAGTGTGCTAATAGCATAGCATAATGTATGACTTTCATCAAGTCTTTTTTGTTTCTTCCGTCTTTACTTCCATATCGACTACCATATTTTAAAATGTTTGCTTGACAGAAATCAGACGCTAGATCTCTTGCTGCCATTAAATCGATAGTCTGGACTTTACGAAACTCATTTTTAGATCCTGTGTAGTGTCCGTTATACGTGCTTGAGACATATTCTTGAATGTCTTTTAAGATTTCATCTTCATGATATTTGTATCGATGATCTCTCATTTCTGTTTCTCCGTTGATAGTAATATTCATATCAGTATCATAATCATCGTATAATGTTACTGATCCAAAATGATGTGAGTATTGGTCGTCTATGTCTGATAGGCAATCATAATCACTATAATCAGCAGATGCACTATCATATAAATCAACTTCATAATCAAGTCCATCATTTTCAGCAGCAGTGTTTCCTACTCCAATTTTAAAATCATCAGGTTTTTTCATAACTGGATAATCCTCCTCAAATGTTCCACGTAATATAGATGCTGCTAAACTCCATGCATTAACCATAAGTGAATAAGAAATCATTTACAAGACTCTCTGCTTTATCTTTTCCAAACTTCCCTTTCAGATATCCTGATACAGGATCAAGTTTAGTCATATAAGCATCAAAATCATTATAGAAACTGGTATCTTTACCAGTTGGTTTTTCTAATTCTACCATATCCTTATACTTTGTCAAGTAAAGTTTAAACATTTCTAAGTGTTCATCTACCTCTGACATAGTGCATTTGGCAATGTATATGTTTTTTGAAAAGTGATTACCAATTTCAAAGAACCTATAATCTCCTTCATATACAGGTAAACCCTCCACAGAAAATGAATAGTTTTCTACAGGATGTTGGAAGTCAAAGACAATAATGACTTTCTTGTCAAAGAATCCCATAAGATCCATACCAAAACATGGAAGATTACTGCCTGTTTTAGGATAGATGATGTTGTTATAAATGCAAGATTTTTCATTCCAGATTTCTACCTCCCTTGATTTAATAAAGTATTGTGTAGTGTAAGTCTTTGCTGTCAAAAAGGTTTCTTTGGATTCCCATTGTGCCCAAACACTCCCTACTCCATTATGGAGAGGGAATGTTTCGTGAAGGACATCTTTATAGTTTTTCCACAGATTCATCTTTTTCGAAGTTAACGTCTGCATCTACTTTGTCGTAGAGTTCCATGAATGATTGTTTTGTATCATCATCGAAACGATTTGTGCAAACTTGGATTGCTTTTGCTTTGTCTCTGAATATAGAGAAAGCACGAATGATGTGAACAAGACGACGAGTAGAGATGATCTCTTCGATACCACCATCATAGAATGTCTTACGAATGATGTCTGCCCAATCAACAAGTTTCTTGATGAACTGTTCATCGTGCATACCAACACTTGCAGAATGAAGTGTTAGTAACTTTTCTTCAATCTTAACAGATGGATATGATTGCTCAAAGGTTACAGGAAATCTTTCAAGGAATGCTTCGTTAAGAACATTAGTTCCTATAAATCTACCATCATCAGAACCTTTACCTTTGGTGTTTGCTGTCGCAATGACATTGAATCCCGCAGCAGGTTTTACCCATCTACCAATCTTCTTCAAGAAGATACCTTTACCTTCAAGAATAGATTGTAGACATAGAATCTTGTTTGATGCTAAATCAATCTCGTCTAAAAGGAGTATAGCTCCCCTCTCCAAAGATTCGATGACTGGACCATTGTGCCAAACAGTGTTGCCATCAACAAGGCGAAACCCACCAATAAGATCGTCTTCATCAGTTTCGATTGTAATGTTGACTCTAATTAACTCTCTATTTAGTTGTGCACATGCCTGTTCAACAGAAAATGTTTTACCATTTCCAGATAACCCTGTGATGAACGCAGGATAGAATTGTTTTGATTTGATTATATTCTTTACATCTTTGAAACTTCCAAAGGGAACGAATGTCTCATCTAGAACTGGAACTAAGTTCTTCTCTTGAACTGGTGCAGATGGTGCGTTGAATGTTTTTTCAATCTGCTCAACTGCTTCTTGAGTAACTTCAAGATTCCACTTACCTTTGGATACTTTGTATTTCTGTAATTTTCTGGTAACTGTATTGTAGTGAATGTCATTCATAGAGCAGAATGCTTTGATATCTGCTGTAGTAAATTCAGTACCGTAGAGTGATCTTAACTTATCAGTAATTTGATCTTCGGTCATTTTAACAGTGAATGGAATGTAAGTCATAATGTAGTTGTTTGTTCGATACACTTATTATAGTGTAAGTTACAACGTAAACAACATTATGTGTGCCACTTATTTAATTGGTCTTATATGCCTTGGTCTTTCTGACTTTGAAAAAACTCTTGCATAGAAGATTGATTCTGTCCTACATTCTCTTTTGGGTCAAGTTTATCATATCCTTTTATCTTCTTCCATTCATTATGGAGTGCACCCAATAACCAAGCTTGTGAGAGACTATGAGGTCCATTCTCAAGTAATTCAAGATGTCTTTTATTACTTGTGTATTGTTTGTAGTCTTCTCTCCAATTGGAGTCATCGTAAAGTTTTTGTGTCATCATCCGTATGTAAAAGTCTTACCTTTGATTTGTGATTGTCCTTCTGGGTTTTTACCCTGTGGTTTAAATTTACCAACACCGATTCTTTTATCTTTTCCAAGACCACCTTTTCGTGTTGCTGATAGTGTACCACTTTTTTTAGTTTGTGTCAACACAGAGTCTTGTCCATACTTCTTACCAAGTGACTTGACTGCCTTTTTA